CCTCTGGCTCGAGTATCTACCTTATCAGTTGTTGACGTAACTGTAAAGGGTCCAAGTGGAGAACTTACAGCCACATCGTCTGGATAGGCACTAACAAGTAAAGTTATTTTAGCATTACCCGTTTGATATTTAAAATCAGGTATAAATCGTCTAACAGCCATAAAAAATTCACCATCTCCTCTGTAATCCGCAACACCTGTTGATTGACCAAGAGCGCTACGTCTAGATGTTATATCCCAGTCTCCTGATCTTATAAAGGCAGGAATAGCTGTTGTAGCCGTGCTGTTAACTTGATCTGTGCCTTGTTCATGTTCGTAATAAATAGATGCTCCATATTTATTTGTAATTCCTAATATGCCAGGAAAAACTGGGGTTAGTGTATCATCGTAATCGGTAGCGTATGGATTATCAAATACGCTTTGATCTTGATATGTTGTTCTATCTAATGACGATGTTGTCCAACAGTTTTCAGAATAGTTATAAGTCACACATCTATCGATTTGATCAGATCCAGATTTAGGATAAAACCAATTTACTTCTGTATACAAATTATTTGCACCTGCAAAAATAACATCTCTTGAATTAAAATTTAATCCAAGATTATCTCCATCTGTACTAAATACAAAATCTTCTACAAGAGATGGTAATGATTTTACTGTACCATCAAATGCAAAGAATCCACCTTGCGATCCCATCCAAAACACAGCACCATTAACAAAAGTCGCTGCGTGTTGACCAATACATCCACAGTTTGTACCGACTTGTCTAACACTAAATGTAAATGGTGGACCAACAAATTGAATAACGTAAGCTGCTAAATCTGTTATAACAAACACATAATCTTTACCTTGAAGTGCTGCTCGTATTTCATTACCAGTGTCTAATCTAAATGTACCAGCGGTGTTGGTTGCTGTTGGTGCGTATGTATTTAAATCTTCTTGATTAGAAAATCTTACAAACATCGGATCTTGTGTTGTCGTATCACCAATAGTTGTTTCAGTTCCAAAATGAAATAAGTGTCTATCTCGATCAGACACTAAGGTAAATCTGCTGGCGGTAGGATTATTTGTAGTTTGAAAATTTGTAGTTGTCAATGATGCTCTAATTGTTCTAGCGTTAGATGCACCTGCATTCCATGTAAAAGTTTTACCGTTAAATATGGTTGCAACTAATACTTGACCAAAGTTATCAAGACTCCAGTTTCCTGGATCTAGGGTCACGTCACTTGTAGCTCTAGCTGTGCCCCAAGTCGAAGCTCCCCACGTTGATGTGCTCCATCCATACCCCGTGGTTTGTGTAGTTGGTCCAACTTCAACATAAGGATTAACAGTTACAGCTCCCGCTGCTGTCATACCAGTTCCTCCTTCAGCACGTGAAGCTTGAACGGTAAATTTATCAATATCAGGTACAGTTAATATTTCATAGACTTGTTCTAATTCGGCTGATGTAAAATCTGATGCACCTGTAACTGTAACGGATGAAAGAGTTACGTATCGTCCAACGGCTAAACCATGTGAGCCTTTATTAATAGTTACAGTTCGAGATGCATTAACAGTTGTTAATGTGCCTCCAGTGATCGCTGTATCTAAAGGAGTAATATCAAAAAAGTCATTACCATAATAAAGAAATAAACCCTGAGATGTTCCAATTGCAGAATATTTTTCACCTGCAAAACTAGAAAATGCCACTTGCGCTCGAGCAGCTCCAGGTAATGTTTTTTGAGCAGCCGTTAATTGTAGCCAGCCACCTATTTTTTCTGGTAGTCCATATCTAAATCTAACAAAATCACCATCAGTCCATTGGCCTTCTGCCCCTGATTCTGTGTCTTGTTTGTTGAATCCTGCCTTGAATTTTAATTTTTGTAGCATATAGTGGTTTATATAATAGTTTTTTAGAGAATGAAAGTAGTAATATAGTGAGTATTAAAGATCAAATAATCGTTAAAGACAATTTTTTTAAAAAAAATGTATTAAAAAAGATACATAATGAAATTTTAAATTTAAATTTTACTAATAGGTTTTTAGGTCGTGAAAACAATGTTTATCAAAAGATATATTTTAATGTGCCTTTAGATCAAAAACATTTTGCTGTTAAAGAAGTTTTAAAAAACTTAAAAAACCATATAAAAGATAATTTACTTCCCAATGAAAATGCATATTTTTTAAGCACTAAACACGAAGAAGCAACAGTTCATAATGACTCTTCTTATGATATTAATTGTTTGGTATATTTAAAAGGAGATTATTTAATAAATAGTGGCACAGGTTTTTACGATAAATTTAACGATAAATACGTTTTAAATTCTCATGTAGGATTTAAAGAAAATAGAGCAATTATTTTTGATTCTAAAATTTATCATGCTTCACTACAATTTAATCAAAACTCAAATAAGAGATACGTTATGGTAAATTTTTTTAAAATTAAAAAATGAAAGAAAAACAAGTAAACATAAATAATTTCATAGGGACATATGATAATTACATTACTCAAGAAGAATGTAATAAAGCTATACAGTTATATGAAGATCAAAATAAATTTAATAAAACACTCAATAGATTAACTTTTGAAAAATCATCAATCTTAGAAAAACAAGATCAACAATTTTTTGCTCAGTCTCATAACATAGACACTTGGTGGGAAAACTTAAAACCCATGATGCTTAATTTTGATATAGCATTAACACACTATCTTGAAAACACTGGAGGTAAAGCTGCTTATGATGGTGGACCGTTTCATTATACTAGTTTAAAGATACAAAAAACTTTACCTACTGAAGGTTATCATGTATGGCACATAGAACATCAAAAAGGATTTGATAACGAAGCCAGGGCCTTTGTTTTTTCTATTTATTTAAATGATGTTGAAGAAGGTGGAGAAACAGAATTTCTTCATTTTTCTAAAAGAGTAAAACCTAAAACTGGTAGAATAGTTATATGGCCAGCTGGTTTTCCATATGTTCATAGAGGTAATCCACCTCTATCTGGTGAAAAATATATTTTAACTTCTTGGATGCTTTTAAGATGATTAGTTTATTAGATAAAAATAATAAATTAAACGAAGATCGAAATAGTATAAATGTTAGCTATACTAGACATGTTAATATTATATTCGGTAATTATCCTTATCCAGATGTTATACACAACCTTATTATGTCAATCAAATCTAATTTAGATCCTAATATGGATAACTATACTAATGTAAAAGGAGGAATGACTAATTGGAATTACTTTTTAGATAAACCTGAATTTGTTAACTTTATAAGTTATTTAATAAATAAATATCAAAACACACATCCCAATATATTTAAATATTTTTTAGAAAGAAAAACTGTTGAAAATGCATGGGGCAATGAAATAAAAAAAGGAGATAGTTTAAACTATCATAATCACTCTTGTATACATGGTATATTATATCTAACAAAAGGATGTGATTTAATATTACCAGAATTAAATTTAAAAATATCTCCAGAACCTGGAGATTATTACATATTTCCACCAGAAATATTACATGGTTTCGACGTATATAAAGAAAACTATAATAGATATAGTTTAATATTTAATATTATAGAAAAAAAAGCTTTTGAATATGATAAAAAATTAAAAGCTATACAAAGTAAGTTAAGATAGTGATTGAAATAAGAAATTTTTTATCAAAAGAAGAGTGTAATTATTGTATAAATTTTTTTGACACTAATGAATCAAGATCTGTTTATTTTCATAAAAGAAAAAAGTTAGAAATACGATCTTTGTTAAATGAAGATATACATATAAAAAAATTAATAATTAAATACAGTGTAATATATCCAGGTCACTATATTAGTAATTTTGAAATATTAAAATGGCCTGTGGGAGAATATCATGACTGGCATAATGACACTATTTACTATGATAAAACAACCATAACTTATTTAAATGAAAATTATGATGGTGGAAGAACTATGGTTGATAACTATTCTGTTGAACCAGAGATTGGTAAAATTATATTATTTGATGCTAACGTAAAACATAAAGTATCGGTGTTAACAAAAGGTGATAGATACGTGATGTTAGCTTGGTATAATTCTATTGTTAAGAAGAATAAGAAGTAGGTCTTGCACCTAATCTAGCAATTTTGTCTTCTGGAGTTTCATCGTCAACATTATTATCGTCCCAATCAGATTGTAACTGAGCTAAGTGAGCTGAATCCCATCTAGTAATAAAATCTTGAAAGTCACCTAAATTTGCATCTTCCCAAGTAGAATGAGGAGTACTATCTCTGTGCTCTACTGTGTCACTTGGATTAGCTGTACCATATTGAATAGCCCAAATGTTATTCCATTTAGCTAGTCCCCAAAAATCATTGTCTTCAATTATATATCCAAGACCTTCATTAGCACCTTCAGCATAGTTTTTAACTACCATTTTATCTTCAAATATTACTGTCCATGTTGCGTTCGTTGCCATAATTTCTCCTACGTCTTAATAATATAAATAACTGTTAAATAAGGTTGTACAACTGATGTTGCATTTCCTGAAAAAGTTGCACTCATATTGTGAGAGTGTCCTTGACCTGAACCTACACTACCTGTGTTCGTTGGTGGAGATTTAGCAGTTGTACCTGAACCTGTACCAATGTGAGTATCACCTTGAATTACCCCACCTGAGTGAGAGTGTGATGCAAGTTGTGCAGTGGATAGAGTTGCGTTAGCTGTTGAACCTCCAACGTTCCCTGAGGAAGCGACTGTGTTTGCTCCACCAGTTGATGCTAAAGCTTTAGTTCCAGATTTACCCATTGCAACGTTATCTTGCAA